GTTTGATCGAGTTTCTGTTGGGGGATCTGGGGGTGTACCAGAATGCGTATTGGCTGAAAGTGAGAGTGGAGAATAGAGAGGGGAGAGTGGGGAGAGTGGGGGGGGTGCTGCCGGTGCCGCCGATGTATATGGAGGTGGAGGGGGGGCTGGTTCCGAAAATGTATGTGTTGACGGTGGGGGGGAAACGGCGGGAATTCGAGCCGAATGAGGTCGTGCATTTCCGGGGGTATAACCCGGAAAATCCGATTTACGGGCTGTCGCAGTTCGAAACGCTTCGAAGGGTGCTGGCGGAGGAGGAGGAGGCGGGGGAGTACCGGGAGGGGTTCTGGCAGAATAAGGCCAGGATGAGCGGGTTGATCGAGCGGCCGGAGACGGCGCCGGAATGGAGCGTTACGGCGCGGGAGCGTTTCCTCGCCGATTTTGCGCAGATGTATGCCGGGCGGGACAATTCGGGGGTGACGGCGGTGCTGGAGGAGGGGATGAAGTGGAAGGAGGCGAGTTTCAACGCGCAGGAGTCGGAGTATTTGGGGGGGCGGAAGCTGGCCCGGGAGGAGTCGGCGCGGTCGCTGCATATCCCGCTGCCGATGGTGGGGATTCTGGATCATGCGACGTTCTCGAATATTCGGGAGCAGCATAAACATTTGTACCAGGATGCGCTTGGGCCGGATTTGGTGATGATCGAGCAGGATATTCAATTGCAATTATTGCCGGAGTTTGAGGATCAGGAGGGGGTGTATGTGGAGTTCAATGTGGCGGAGAAGCTGAGCGGGGATTTCGAGGAGCAGACGAAGGCTTTTCAGGCGGCGGTGGGGCGGCCGTGGATGAGTCCAGACGAGGCGCGGGCGAGGTTGAACCTGCCTTCAAAGGGAGGGGACGCGGGGGAATTGGGAGTTCCGCTTAATGTGATGGTGGGGGGGCTGGCGAGTCCGAGGGATACGGGTCCCGCCGGTTTCGATACGGCGGGTAAAAACCGACCCGCCTACCCTTCGACAAGCTCAGGCCATCGCTCAACCGGCGGTGGGCGGAAGGGCGTTGATTCGTTCTCGGGGGAGCTGCGGGGGCGGCATGAGGAGCGGTGGGTGGAGGTGTTGGGGCGGCATTACCGGAGGCAGGAGGCGGCGATGGTGAGCCGGGTGAAGGGGGGCGTTCTCGCCGGTTTCGATACGCTGGATAAAAACCATCCAGCTACTCAACCGGCGAATGGTCGTAAATCCGACATTGGGGGTGTGTGGTGGGATGATGAGCGGTGGAATGAGGAGTTGGGGGCGGATTTGTTCCGGTTGAATGTGTTGACGGCGGGGGAATTTGGGAAACGGTTGGTTGAGGAGTTGGGTTCGTTGGATGATTTCGATGGGGAGGCGTTCGAGGGGGGGATGCTGCCGTGGTTGGAGGAGCATTCGAGAGTCCAGGCGGAGAATGTTAACGGCTATACGCGGGAGCAGGTGCAGCTGGCTCTGCTGGAGGCCGATCCGAAGCAGGCGTTGAAGGATCTGTTTGTTTTGGCAATTTCGACGTGGGTGTGGCGGCAGGCCCGGAGCGGGGTGACGACGGCGTCGAATTTTGGGGCGCATGAGGGGGCGAAGGCGGGGGGGCTGAAATCAAAAACGTGGCGGGTGAACAGCGGGAATCCGAGGGATGCGCACGCGGCGATGAACGGGCAGACGGTGGGGATCCGGGAGAATTTTAGCAATGGGATGCGGTGGCCGGGGGATCCGGCGGGGGGTGCGGAGAATAACGCGAATTGTATGTGTAGTGTGGAGTTTGGAGTTGAATGAGAAATGGAACGCGGATGAAACGGATTTATTGGATTTGCACGGATTTTTTGACGCAATGGAGGGAGCATGGCTAGATTTGTCGTAGCCGGTGCGCCGTGTTCGGGGAAGAGCTCGTATGTGAGGGAACGGGCGGAGGCGGGAGAGTTGATTTGGGATTATGACGACGTGCACCAGGCATTGAGCGGGTTGAGGTCGCACGAGCATTTGGATAGTATCCGGCCATTTGTGCTGGCGGCGCGGGATGCGATTTTTTCCGATTTGGATGCGCACAGCCAGCAACCGGCGTGGATTATTACGAGCACGCGCAATTGGCGGAAAATAGAACAGCTGAAAAACAGGTTTGCTGCGGAGGTCGTGTTTTTGGATGTGAGCCGGGAGGAGGCTCACCGGCGGTGCACGGCAGATGCGCGCCCGGAGGCGTGGCATGGTTATATTGACAACTGGTTCGACGAGTCGGACATCGCCGGTTTTGGACAACCGGCGAAACGCAAAGGAGTAAGTGCGATGAGACGAAAAATTTTTCGAGCGCCGTTTGTGTTGAAGGCGGATGGGGCGGAGGGTAGTTTTTCGGCGGTGTTTGCGACGCTGAATGTGAAAGATCATGATGGGGATGTGACGCCGCCGGGGGCGTTCGAGGAGGGGCAGGAGGTGATTGTGGAGCCGTGGAATCACAGTTGGAATCTGCCGGTCGGGAAGGGGGTGGTTCACCAGGACGAGGAGAAGGCGTGGGTGGAGGGGGCGTTTTTCCTGGACACGGAGGTGGGGCTGAGCCATTATAAAACGGTCAAAAATATGGGGGGGCTGCAGGAGTGGTCGTATACGTTCGACGTTTTGGAGAGTTCGGAGGGGAATTTCGAGGGGGATCGGGTGCGGTTTTTGCGGAAAATGGATGTAGTGGGGGTGAGTCCGGTGACAAGGGGGGCGGGGGTGGATACGCGGACGACCTCCATCAAAACACAAAAGGGCGTGGTGGGGGTCCATTCGACGGAGACGACGGACGCGGCCTGGGATGGGCCAGCGAGTGAGGCCAGGCTGCGGGGGGAGGAAACGGCGGCGTATTATCGAAAAATGTATGCCTGGCTGGATCCGGAGGGGGATCCGGATACCAAATCGGCGTATAAATTTCCCCATCACGCGGTGGATGGGGAGGGGAATATTGGGGAGGCAAATATGCGGGCGTGCTCAGCGGGGATCGGGGCGCTGAATGGGGGGCGAGGAGGGGCTGCGATCCCGGAGGCGGACCGGGCGGGGGTGCACAAACACCTGGCGAAACATATGATGGATGGGGAGATGGAGCCGCCAGAATTAAAAACTGTGGACGAGGCCAGGGGGGATGGAGGTAAGTCCAGCAGAGGAATCGGGCCGGAGGTGGTCCGGGCAGAAATTGAAATTATCGAGTTCGAGGCTGCTGGTTTCGATACGCCGATGAGTACATCGGCACTCAACCAGCGATAATGTTATTTGGAGGTCGTGATGACTATCAATGTTAAAGAAATCAGTGAGAAGATGCAAAAATCCCTGGCGGATGCGCGGGATATTGCGGATAAATCCACGCAGGAACAGCGGGATTTTACGGATGAGGAACGGACGAAAGTGGCGGAGCTGCTGAAGACGGCGAAGGAGCAAAAAGCGGAACTCATCAAGGCAAAGGCGGATGTCGAAATGCGCCGGGCGGTGAACGAGCTGGGGGAGGGGATCGGGTTGGTGGATCATCCCGAAGGCCAGGGGCAGGCGCGCCGGGCGAAGACGTTGGGGGAGCGGTTTACGTCGGCGAAGGAGTGGGTGGATTGGCTGAAGGTCAATGCGCCGTCGGGAGTCATCCCGGACAGCCGGAAAGGGATCGTTTCGCCGCCGTTGGAGGTGAAGGATTTTGGCCTGTTTCCACAGAAACGGCTCTACGAGCAGAAGGAGCTGTTGACCGGGGTTGCGGACGTGAGCGCGGGGGCGCTGGTGGAGAGCGATCGCACGGGGATTTACGAACCCCTGGGCCGCTATCCATTGACGGTGCGGCAGTTGATTGACGTTCGGACGACGACGAGCGATACGGTGGAGTTCGTGCGGCAGACGGTGCAAGTGACTCAGGCTGCGCCGGTGGCGGAGTCGAATATCACCACGCCGACCGGGGCGACCGGGGAGATCACCGGGGAGAAACCGGAGGCGACGGTCCGGTTCGAGCGGGTGACGGAGACGGTGAAGACCCTCGCCGTGTGGATTCCGGCGACGAAGCGGGCGTTGAGCGATGCGAGCCAGCTGCGCGGGCTCGTTGACAGCGAGCTGCGCGACGACCTGGGCGAGGAATTGGAGAGCCAGCTGCTGACCGGGGACGGGACCGGGGAGAATTTCACCGGGCTGGCGAATACGGCGAATACGCTGGTGCAGGCGTTTGTGACTAATATCGCGGTTACATCGCGGAAGGCGCTGACGAATCTGCTCGTCAACGGGAAGACGATGCCGACCGGATGGGTGCTGAATCCGGTGGATTGGGAGGCGTTCGATCTGCTGACCGACGATCAGGGCCGGTTCTATTGGGGTGGGCCAATGGCGCTGGGGCCGCGCACGCTGTGGGGATCGCCGGTGACGCAGGGGTTTTTCCAGACGGCGGGGCTGGGCTGGCTGGCGAACTGGCGGAAGGCGGTGTTGTGGGACCGGGAGCAGGCAAATATTTCGGTGTCAGATTCGCACAGCGATTTCTTTATCCGGAATTTAGTGGCTATTCTCGCCGAAATGAGAGCGGCGTTTGGGGTGATCCGGCCGAGTGCGTTCGTAGAGACGGACCTGGAGGCGGGGAGTTAGCGCCGTCTGACCCTCACCCCTGCCCCTCTCCCTGCCAGGGAGAGTGGAATGGATAAATTATGAGCCTGGCTGTCAATGTTTTGAGTCGAAATCCGAATGAGGACCGGGTGATTCCGCGTTTTGCGCGGTATCTCCGGGATGGTTTGGGTTGGACGTTGACGGCCAGGCCGGTTGGCGTTGGTTTCGATAGGAGTTCGAGTACGAACTCTACTCAACCAACGCGGGCGGATGTGTATTATCTGTCGGGGTATTTTGAATGGCCGCTTCTTAACGCAAAGGCGCAAGGGCGCAAAGTTGCGTACTTTACGCATTTGGAGGAGGACAATTCGGCGAAACAGCGGCTGTTTTTCGAGGTGGCCGGGCGGGTGGATTTGCGGATTGTGACGGCGAGGATGTA